AAAAGTCTAAGACTTTAACAGCGAATATGCACAAAGGCGTTCCTTATGGTGTCATTGCAGTTGATAAGCCAGTCCAGGTTGGTGAAGCTATAGATATAAATGGTCACGATATATTAAAAAGAGTCTATTCAGAAGATGGTAAGTCACCAACTCTTAATGCTTGTACGGGTGGTAATAGAGAACCAAAAGTAATGGTGGATAAAAGAAAACCTAATCAAATAAATCCAAGCAAAAAGGCAAGTGGTAAACAACCATATATGCAAGATAGGGTTTTTCATGTTGATGGTAAGTCTCACGCTTTAACAAGAGAATTTGCATCAAGAACCAATGTCGGGGATGAGCAAGAAGTGTATTGGCGAAAGCTCACCCCGATTGAGTGCGAAAGATTACAAACAGTTCCAGATGATTACACTAACCATGTATCAAATACACAGCGTTATAAAATGTTGGGTAATGGATTCACGGTTGAAGTAATTTGTCATATTTTAAATAACATGGAGATTAAATAATGAATGGGAAAGGATCGGATCAACGCCCCAGGCAAGTTGATAAAAAAACTTTTGAAGATAATTGGGATAGGATATTTGGCAAAAGAAAAGCCAAAAAAGATGCTAAAAAAGATAAACCAGGTAAAAAGTAATTGGATATACGGGTAGCCGATTATCGTATACACGGGTAGCCAATAATCGGCTATATGGGTAGCCAAATATCCAAGACTAGACTAGTAGAGAGAGTGAGCCTTTAGGCTCATCTCTCGGTGGTAAAAAGTATCAGTAAAATTTACGGATAAAGTTGGGTTGTATTTGTTAAGTTAATTAGTAAAAGCTTTGCCAGAAAAAGTTAGGAGGAACATACAAATGAAACAATTTAAAGACAGAATGATAGCTGATAGGGATAAATTTAATAGGTTTAGAAGGCAAAGAGGCTTTATGTGGTTTTGGCTGACTGATCCGTTACATTTCTTTTTAGTGTTAGAGGTTGCTATTGCAGACGTGAGTGGCAAGAGCATCAACTTTGAGACAATAGTGAAACTATTGCCAAGCAGTCTGGGGAGTCGGTCAACGGTAGCAAGCGTATTAGAGGATTTTGTAGCAAGAAGGTATATGTGCAAGAAGGTAGGGAAGGATAAAAGGGAGAGAGTCTATACGATTTGCCCAGAAGCAATCAAAGTATTAGAAGAATGGTATATGAGTGGAGATTTTAGTCTCAAGGCGGTTAGTTAGTTGAAAGATAATAAATGGTGGTTGGTAGTAGAAGCAATTGAGAGTCCAGATAAAAGCGGTTTGATTAAGTTTGGGGTAGCTATGAAGTATAAGAGCTATTCAAAGCTGAAAAAGGTTGTTTGGAAGTGGTATAAAAAGCAGTTAGGTAGAACCGATATAAAGAGTCGGGAGAAGTTGGTTTTATATGCACTTTGTGAAAGGTATTCGGCTCAAGACTATTCAAGCCATGATGCGGTTAGCTACTTGGCGTTAATGATTGGTATGAACAGACACACGGTTAGTAAAGGTATTCAGAATTTGATGGACTTAAATATTATTTGGTGTGCGATTGATGGAGAAAAGAAAGTAATGAGAAACCTAAAAGCGGGTGTTCAGCATAAGCATTTTTTGTTTGTTGGTTTGGGTGTGATGTTAGAGGAAAGCCACGAAGGGTAATTTACTTTAGGGGGAGTTTGTATATTTATCACCCTCCGCAACTTTCTGATCGGTTAATCTATATAATCGTAATCGCTTAATTCAAATGATACAGTAAGTTGTCCACTTTTGAGTAAAGATTCAAAATAATCTATTGGACAAGTTTCTAACCATTTTCTAATTTTAACTAATTCATCTTTGTATAAGTCAGCCATGTATGGTGCATTCTTTTCTACTTCTATTTGATTAGGTGTTTTCAATTGTTTGCTCCTTAAATTGTTTTAGTAAGTTCTCGTATTTTATTTTGTAAGTTGTTCTTTTTGGTTTAGTCCTGTTCTTGGCGTAATGCACTGCTGATCTGCATGCACTACTGCAATATTTGGCTCTTTGTGTTTTATCCTGCATTTCTTTACCGCAATGGTTACAAAATGTATTAATTTCTTTTATCAATATTTTTTGTTTTGTTTGATGTGGGTTATTAGAAGATTTAATTATTTCCTTAACCTCCTTTTGGTTTTTAGCTTTAATTCTTAGTTGTGTATTTAGATTCACAATGTAAGTTTTCATTCTGTATTTACCTCTTTAGCAGTAATTATTAGTTCATAATCAAATTTATCGTTAATCAGTAATTCCAGGTATGCCTGTTTAACTTCTTCTCTTGTCGGCTCTCCACCAAGACTGAGATTAAATTCAATTGGTTTTAATTTAACTTTAATTGGCTGACTCATTGTTCCTTTAATAATTTTAAATACAAAGCATGATCTTTGCTTGTCATCATTATCTCAACTCTACGCATGTTATCTTTTTTATTATTGATAAACTTAGCTGTTATCCTTGAGAGTTCTGGGTACTTTCTTTTTAAGTATTTCATATCTTGTTTCATAGTCTCGCCTTAAATAGTTGGATTAAGGCTATTAGCTTGTTATTTGATAAATGCCTTAAGTGTTTAGGTATTCGCCTTCTATCTATTTTCATGGTTAGTTACCTCCTTTAATATATTTATATTTATCAGAGTCCCATGTTGCATTTAGTATGTTTCTTAAATCCCATTTGAGAGTATCTAAATCTTTGACGTCAGACATCCATAAATCTTGGGTTTCAAATAAAGTTCCTAAGATATCATCAAGCCTGTTTAGACTTTTTAAAGTCTTGTCATAATCTTCATTGTTCATTTCAATGGTTATTTTGTTTTTTAGTATTTTAGTTTTCATTCCTCTTCATCCTCCTTGGTTAGTAAAAGATATGTTCCGTGTAGGCAAAAAGCCATAAACGAGAATACTATTATTATTCCTATTGTGTTGCTCATTGTGTTTGCTCCTCTAAATTTTGACTATGTTGTCGCCAATAAATAATAAATCTTTCTAGTGTCTCAATATCTTTTGATAATATTGAATCATCTTGATAATTAATCTTGCAATTAATCGCCTCTCTTATATTTTGAAAAGAGTGATCTATCTCTTTTAAATCATCTATTAAGAAATTTTTTAATCTACTCATCTATTAGCCCTCCTTAGTCGTGCTTTCTCGTTGTTGTGTTGCCTTGTCTCCTCGTTTAGTGGTTTGTGAAGTTCCTCTAAGTAGTCAAGGGCGATCTTTTTTTGATCCTTGGTTAGTTCTATAAGGATTTTATAATCTGATCTTTTATAAGTTGGGTATTGGTGAAAACATTTTTCTTTGTTTTTGTATTCCCATAAGACAGGCTTATCTATTCCTTCAATATGGTCTTCCCAAATATAAAAGTCATCCATGAATTTATCTGCAAATGTCATGTTCTACACCTCCTTAATTAGTTTTGCTTTTTTAAGGTAATCAATAGAAGTACCTCCATCCATTTCATTGGTTAGGTTAAACTGAACAGCATTTCCCCATTCTTCAAAATGCTCGTTTGGTTTATCCAACTCAATCCAAACATGAGTGTTATTATCTTCTCTATCTATTGAAAAATTTATTACAGTACCTTTTTGATTAGATATATTTTCTTCGTGTCTTGAGACTAGTGCATAAGTATTTTTTGCAAATTGCACCTTGTCGCCAATTTTGAGTTTATTAATATTCATATCTCTACACCTCCTCTAATACTTTAAAGAATACTGTACCGCTTAAATCTGAGTAATTAACCCATTGTCCCTTGGATGCTTCCCATAACTTATTTAAAAAATCCTCTTCTAAATTAAACTCTTCAGCAAGTTCTATTTCCTTAAAATAGGTTACTCGTTGCATCTTGTAATTATCTCTAACAAATTTGTCGGCAATTGGGTTGTCTATGTTATAGCCATCAAACTCGCTTGGAAAATCTTCCTCGTTTGGTATGTCGCCCTCGTTCCAATCGTATCCGCTACCATGAACAACTAAAAGTTTTTTATTGTCTTCTAACTGTTCATAATTGGATTCTTTAGGGTTGTAATCAAAAATTATGTTTGCTTCTTGGTTCATTGTGTCACCTCCTTTAAAAAACTTAATACTTCGTTAAAATCCATGGTTTGAAAAATATCATCCTTGCATTCACAGTCTATTGGATCGTAATCACAAACTGTAAAAATCCAATCTTTGAATTGGTCTAAGTTTTTAAAACCAATGCCGAGATAATTTTCTTGTCTCTCTTTTAGTAGAGGTGAGTTAATCCAAATCTTATAATCTTTGAATTGAAAACTTGGTAACTCATCATTGCTATAACTTATATTTTCCCAATCTTTTGGAATTTCTAAGTCTTTGTAATATTCAGACCATTTTAATGTTTCCATAATTCCCCCTAGTTTTTTAAAAAATGATTAATAAGATATGAACCGTGCCACGCTTTTTTATTGCGTGGCTTCTCGGTTAGTTTGATTAGTAGTTCTTTAAATGTCATGTTACGCACCTCTCATAGAGTTATTGAGCATTAGTTCTACAGCTTCATTGGTTAAGCCTTGCTCTTTGTTGAATTGGTTTATCTCTTGCTGTGTCATTACATGGTTGTCATAACCATCATTAGATTTAAGCGGATGATAGCCTTGCTCATAATCAACAATTACAATTGTTGAATGTTCTAGGTGTAAGCTAGAGCCATCATATAAAGCTATTCTCTTGCCTTCATCTTTCTTGAGTTCAGCACATGTTTTTATGTTTCCTATTCTCATTTATGCCACCTCACAATCTAAAAACATCTGACATACATCCCAAGATATAGAATCTTCAAATACTGGAATAGATGCACCATCAAACCAATCCATGTAATGGTAATCAATACAATCAATTTCTAATGTGTCGCCTATGGGATAAATTCTAAATTCATCAGAAGGGCCACCCCATGAAAGTTGAAGCCTATAATATGCGGGATTATCTTCGTCTTCTTCCTCTACATAGTCCCAAGAGAGAGCATCATTATTCACATAATCAAATAAATCATCATACTCGTGGAAATAGTCGCCTTTGTGTTTATCAATAACTTTCATGGCTATCTGTTCGCCTTCTGTAGCGCCATCAAACTCCATGTAGTAATTTAGCGCTTCTCTATATGTTTGCTCGACTTGGTTGAATTGATCATTTACTAACTCTTTGCAAGTTGGTTGTTTTGCTGTGTTTGTCATTTTTTGTACCTCCTAAAGTATTAAATATTATGACTTTCACCCAAAAAGCCCACATAAGCGGGCTTGATTGGGTTGGGGGTTTGTTAGATGATCATAACTCCTTGATCGTTGTATCTCTCTCCACTTTCCCAAGTTACATGGTGAGGGTATTCTATAGAGTATGAAAGATTAAACATTTTAGAGCGGTGGTCAGCTTGTTTTGATAGTTGTATGTCAACTTGTTGATCAAAAGCTTCCTGTGATATTAATTCGTATGCGTATTTTTCAATTACAATATCCATCTCAAGTTTTAATATTTTCTCCTCCATTTTTAAGATTTCTAGCTTTGCTCTTGCTTCGTCTAAGTTGCTTAATGTTGTCATGTTGTTTACCTCCTAAAGTATTATATTTGTTCACAACAGTACGTATCTTACTACTAAATCTACTTCGATATCAATAACTTACAGTAAAAAACACAGGGTTTGTGTAGGGTTTTTGTGAGAAATGCTGTAATATAGGGGTTTTAAGAGGGTAAAAAAAATATAGTTATGGAGCAAAAAACACCTAAAAAAGAACTAAAAACCACAAAAAAGGGCGGTAGAAAGAAGATTGTTTTAGACTTGGAGCAAGTTGAGAATCTTGCTTCACGTGGTCTAGGAACTACTCAGATTGCCCGTGCTTTGGGCGTTTCATGGGATACGATAGACCGCAACAGGAAACGATCTGCTGAATTTGAGGATGCTTTAAAAAGGGGAAAGGCGAAAGGGTTGGCGCAAGTTACAAATTCCCTTTTCACCT